TGTGTTTTTTGCATGGATGGTGTTCTGAATAGACATACCATTTTTGCATACCTCTGTTATATATAATAGTGTACAAACCATTTATAACATAGGAAAAAATACTAATGACAAACTTCTTCAAACTGTTCGTAGACAGTTTAGCAAACAAAGTTCAGGATCATGATTCAGGAGTGGCTAGATATTATCAAACTGAGTTCGGCCGTGCCGAAGGTAAACGACTATACTCAGAATTTATAAGAAATGGGAGGGTTCGCTAATGTGGGCTTATACATCAGATGAGAATAGTTGGCTTAACCGCACAGGCAAATCTATTGTGACATACTTGGATAAAGTTGGTACTGCTAGAGCAAGTAATCGTGTAGCTCAAAATCATGATCTTCTTAAATCAATAGAAAAGCATCTCCGTTAATTATTTAGATAAAAATCAAAAAAAATTCAAATAAAGACAAAAAGTACTTGACAAACTCTCTTTGATAGTCTATTATAATAATATATGATGAATTGATGGATAAATAATATTATGGAATTAAACGAATACACTCACACTCTACTTGCTATAGGATGCCTATATGGAACATATTTTTTAGGTGGTTATTTAAAATCTAAAAAGGCTGTTGAAGATGTAGTTGGTATCACTTTAGAGAGTCTAAAAAAAGAGGGGTTGATACTCACCAAAGAAGATAAAAATGGTGAAGTTGACATTATCCCTATTTCTGAAATTATAGCAAAAGCAACAAGAGATGCAATCACCAAATAAAATAGTTACATTATTCTGTACACTATTGACCTCTACTGCCCTCGCAACTGAAACACCTTGCGATTACACAACTAAAACTAAGGTTGTGTATGAGGGTAGTATTGAGTCTGTTCGTGTAGTTAATAAAGATGTACAAAAATATGTAGAAGATACTCGCAAATGTACGATGAATATAGAAGCTCGTATAAAAGGTGTGTGGTATCCATCTAAAGCAAATTATATCTTTGGGCCCGATATGTCTGAACTAGACGCTTGTAGTCTAGCAGAGAATCGTGCAAAAACCAAAGTTATGAGAACTATTATACCCGAAACATTAAAAAGTGAAAATAATTTAAAATGTGACTTGACAAGTCCTAAGAAATCGTGTAAAGTAGTATTAATTGATGCAGAAGTGTCAGGTTATGGAAAACAACAGATAAGGATGTTAAGTTGTGAATGAAAAGAATGTGAAAATGGTTAGTTGTTTAGCCTTGTTAGTAATTGGTTTGTCAGGTTGTGGCAATACTATTAATGGACTTGGAAAAGATATCAGTGATGTAGGTACAAAAGTTACTGATTGGCAAAACAAACCAGCTAAAGTTGAAGTGGAAAAGAAAGTTGATTAAAATTGTTATTGGAATTGTAGTTGGATTTATGTTGTGTAATTATTACCCATCAATAGTTCCAGTTGCAAAATATAAATTTCTTGAGTCAGGTGGCCCAAGAGATTCGTTGGTAAATACATTGAAGGAGATTAAATAATGAACGCCAAACTACTCGCAACTGTATCGGTGGTTGCACTCACTCTTGGCGCCTGTGGTGTCACTAGTCCTGTTTCTATGGTTGATACACCAGAGATTCGTTATCAAACTGCAAAGGTTGAAGCTGCTGTTTCTGTTATACCGTCTTGGTATAAAAAGATGCCTGAGAAGAAAGGTTCTATCTTTACAGTCGGTTCTGCTACTGCACCAGACTTACAACTTGCTGTTGACATTGCTACGTTGAATGCTAAAGTTGTTCTTGCTGATCGTATCAATGGTAAACTTAAAGCAATGACTAAATCATGGATGGCTAAGTTTGGTCAATCTGATGTTGATGCTCGTGTTATGAGTGAAATTGAAAAGGTTGCAAAGAATGTAATTGCAAATGTTGATGTTGCTGGTTACAATCCTGTTGCAGTAAATCTTTCTGCAGCTGGTACTCAGTTTCGGGCATTTGTTCTCTTAGAGTATTCTGATAAGGAAGCATCTAAAATCATCTTCAATCGGTTACGTAAAGATCGTCTAGTATATTCTCGTTTACGTTCCACAGAAGCGTGGAAAGAACTAGATAAAGAAGTTAATTCTTCTGAGAAGGATGAAAGTCTGCACGATGAAATTATTGAAAAAATAATTAAGAATGATGGGAAAGTGACAGTTGAAGAACCTTCTGCTTAGTAGTACTTTGGTTCTCTCTCTGAGTGGGTGTTTAGGTGGTGGGTTAATGCCCTCTGGTGTAAACCCCACTCTAGGGTGTAGTCCAGTAACAGGATGTACATCTAAAGATTACTATATTCCTGGCCGTGGAGTATGGGCTCCTAAAAATAATGGAATAACCAAATCTACTATGGGTGCTGTTGCTGGTGCTGGTCTTGGTGCAATGATGGGAGCTGGAAGTGGCCCTATTACTGCTGCAGCGTATTCTGTTGTTGGTCTTGTCGTTGGTCATGAAATTGGAGCTCACTTTGATAAGGTAGATCAGATTCACGCCACATTGTTGCTGAAAGAAACCCTAAGTAATAATGATGATGGTCAAATGTCTAACTGGACAAATGAACAGAAAGGGTTTAGTGTAACACAAGGGCCTGTTGCAACAAAAGGTAACTGTAGAGAGTTTATATCTAATGTTGCTGTTGGAAAAGAATTTAAAAAATTGAGAGGTACTGCTTGTTTAGAAAATAAAGCATGGGTTATGAAAAATGTTTATTAAAATAGTCCTTGACAAATCTTCTTAACTGTAGTATATTTATAATATGACAATGCACTTATTACCAGTTTACTTTAGTACTACTAGTACACGTAAACGCAAAAAATCTAAGAAATCAAAGTCTCTATTAAAAGCAGAGATTGTTCACCAAAAATTTCTTAAAAAAACTATTCGGGGGTGTAGCTCAGTTGGGAGAGCGGTTGCTTTGCAAGCAACAGGTCAACAGTTCGATTCTGTTCATCTCCACCAATCTAATCTTGCACCACTTTCTAATGATATTCCAGTAGGAGTAGCAAAGAAGAAAGAGGTAATGGATCACAATTTCACAATCGCACCAGCTTATAACAAGGGTGCATATCAAGTAATCAGTAAAAACAGTATAAAGGATATTGGAAGATGATTTTAGGTTTAACTATTTTAGGTAGTATCGTAGTTGCAAACTTTGCAGCTGGTTTAATTATGGCGGTGCTTTAAATGAGAGTAGAAGTTAGAAACAATAATGTTGATAAAGCATTAAAGATTTTAAAAAAGAAACTACAACAAGACGGTTTCTTCAATGAATTACGGGAACGTGAATTTCATATGACTAAAGGCGAAAAAGGTAGGAGATCAAAAGCTGCTGCCATTCGTAGAGAATTAAAAAATAAACAAAAACAATTTGAAGAACTTGGTTTTTAATCAATAATAACATCAACTATCTATAGAGGATAATATGGCTAAAAAGAAAATTACTTCAATTACAGATAATAGTAAGTGGGTTGCTCCTAAGACTAGGAAGAAACGTAAACCTATGTCTGATGAACAGAAGGTTGCAGCTGCAGAACGTCTTGCACTTGCAAGAGAAAAACGTGCTGAGTTAAATCCTGATTATGGTAAAAGTGGTTATCATAAATCTTTGCATGATCTACCAAAAGATTACAATCTACATCCTGATAAGGTTAAGTTATGGATGAAAACACAGAAAGAACTTGCTTCTGTTGAACGTGCTAGTGTTAAGAAAGATGTTAAAGGTTCTATTGCTAGACTCTCAAGTCATGATGGTTATGTAAGAGAAATGCAAAGTTACCTTAAACATGGTGATTGGGTTAGTAATTTTTATGGTGAATACCAAGAGAAGAAAATTAAATGGAAGAATGTAGCACTTGCATATTATTTTGAGGGCCCAAATAAGGGTCAACCAAAACGTGATGTTGGTACATTTTATCCAGACTTAGGTTTAGTCTGGGAAAGTGATATGGCAGAATGAACGAAGAAAAAACTTCTGCTGAAATCATAAAGGGCCCTTGGAAAAAAACAATCAATACTCCAACAGAAGACCAACTTATAAAAGCAGAACAACTTGCATTTTGTGATGAAATTTCTCACAGCTGTCTGATGGCGGTCATAACAATATTAGTTGAAAATGGTATAGATGCTACTGAAAAATCTTTTATTAAAGATATTACTTTTATAACTGAAGCAATTACAGCAACAATATTAAAATCAAATGATATGCACCACCCTTTACAAGTAATTATGGATATGACTACTGCTCTAGAAATAGACCCAGATAATACTCCTCATTGTGAAATGGATTATCATACTGTTGATGATATGATTGCAAGTTATAATTCTGTTATGGAGTCGCCTGATGATATTAGTTGATATGAACCAAATTTCTCTTGCAAGTATTATGATGCATATGCATATGCAGAAAGAGTCAGATATTGATGAGAACATGGTAAGGCACATGATTCTCAGTTCACTAAAAATGTATCGTTCAAGATTTGTTTCTGAGTTTGGTGAGCTTGTTTTATGCTACGACTCAAGACATTATTGGAGGCGTGATTATTTTCCAGAGTATAAACACAGTCGTAAAAAAGGTAGAGAAAAAGATACTAAAAATTGGGATAGTATATTTAGTTGCCTTAACAAAATCAAAGAAGAGATAAAGAACAATATGCCATACAAGTTCTTAGAAGTGTATGGTGCAGAAGCTGATGATATTATTGCTGTTCTTTGTGCAGAATCTTCTGATGAAGTTATGATACTTTCTGGTGATAAAGATTTCATCCAATTACAGAAATATCCAAATGTAAAGCAATATAGTCCTATCACCAAGAAAATGATAAATGGTTTTAATCCAGATGACTATCTAAAAGAACACGTATTAAAGGGTGATACAAGTGATGGTGTTCCTAATGTTCTTTCACCAGACAATTCTTTTGTGGATGGTATTCGACAGAAACCACTTAGTAAGAAGAAGATAGCTGCAATGATAGATGGCAACTTTCCAAATGATGAAGTTAAAAGAAACTTTCAGAGGAATAAAACTTTGATTGATTTGGGATGTGTTCCAGAAGAACTACGGTCAGAGATATTGCATATATATAAAGAGGCGCCAGAGAACAGTCGCAGCAAAATACTAAACTACTTTATAAAACAAAGACTAAAAACACTTACAGAATCCATAGGAGAATTTTAATAATGGAATTGTTAATATCGGAAATCTTAGACAAGGTTTCAAAAATTAAATCAAAGAAAGAAAAAGTAAGCTTTCTTCAGCAAAATAATAGTGATTCGCTTCGCATGGTAATTAAGTCTGCTTTTGATCCTAAGATTAAGTGGTTATTACCAGAGGGTGATGTTCCGTATGCACGTAATGATGCTCCAGAGGGTACAGAACATTCTGTTCTTGCATATGAATCACGTAAACTTTACCATTTCCTTGAAGGTGGCAATGCTAGTATTACTCAGAACAAACGTGAATTAATGTTTGTACAGATGCTTGAAGGTTTGCATGAAAGTGAAGCAGATGTTCTATGTGCAGCCAAAGATAAGGTACTACATCAGAAATATAAAGGTCTATCAGAACCAGTTGTGAAGGAAGCTTTTGGTTGGAATGATGAATATATGCAGATGGATGGCCCTGATCCCAGACAAGGCCGCTAAATTAATTTAATCTTTTTTTGAGTTTTGTTTAATATCAATGACTTACCATGTACGATTTCTATTGACAAATGTTATTCTATGTGTTACTATTAGTAATAATCAAGAGAGGGATTCTTCTCTTGGAAACGAAACAAAGAAAGAGATTATATTATGACTACTGAAATTAGAAAAACTTTTGAGACTGTTGAAGCTGGTATAGAAAATATGCTTGCTGCAGCAGTTGCTGACTATGTTGGTTGGGCAAATAAATTGGGTGGAAAATCTGAAATTCGCCTTAAAATGGATGAAGATTTCAAGAATAGTTTCACTATTAAGAACGGTTCTAAGTACATTAAGATTTCTAATGAAAGCGGTGGAACTTGGGGTTTTGTTGTCAACACTGACAATGACAAAAAATTCAAAAAAGGTGACTTATTGAAAGCTGCTGGTTATAGTGCGCCTGCACGTAACGCTGCTCGTGGAAACGTCCTTGAAGGTGGTTTTGCCATCCAGTGGACTGGCCCTTTGTATTTGGTATAGGAGAATATTGTTATGAGTGGAATGAAATCTTATGGGTTGGATTTAGAAGATATGGTTGTTTCTGCATTAGAGAATGATGCAAAAACAGTTGAAGATGTTATTTCTTATTGCAGAGCAGAATTTGTTTTTGTTGATGAAGAATATGTTTCTAAACTATATACTGAATTTTGTGGAGAATAATCAATGGAATGGAATTATGCAGCTGCTACTTGTGAAGAGGGTGTTGAGCTAGTTGAATCATTTTCAACTGGAGGCTTTACGCATAGCCCATATTTTTCAGCAACAAATCGTGAAGAACTTGTTAAATGGTTACGTCTTGCTGCTGATGATGTAGAAAAACATGAAGTTATTGAAGGTTAAAAAAATGAATATATTTAATAAAAAAATTGTTGAAGATATGGTTGGTGGATTTATCATATTCGGTATGGTTATTGCATCATTTATAATGTTCGTATGAATGAAGTTATTGTAGAAGGTTCTTACAAATCTCGGCGTATTCTTGCCGAGAATGTTGTTAATTT